ATGAGATTCACTTCTATGCTGCTAACGCACATCAAATAAAATTAGTTGATGGAGCTCTTGTTCCTGTAACTGATAACGATATAGATCTCGGTACATCTTCACTAGAATTTAAAAATGCCTACTTTGATGGTACAGTTACTTCAGACGCATTTGCTGGTCCATTAACCGGTAACGTCACTGGTAACGTATCAGGTACTGCAGCTACAGTTACTGGTGCAGCTCAATCTGCGATTACAAGTCTTGGTACTCTAAGCACTTTAACAGTTGATGATATTACAATCAATGGTTCTACGATATCAGATGCTGGCACTATGAAATTGGATGCAGGAAGTCAATTACAATTTGATGCGGCTGGCGGTAATATACAAATAATGAAGGATGGAACAGAATTCGGCCGAATTTTTGAGGCAAGTAGTGCTTTATATCTTTATAATCCAATATCAGATGGTGATATAGCCATTTATGGAAACGATGGTGGTTCAGATATTACTGCTCTTACTTTCGATATGTCTGCTGCAGGTGCGGCGACATTCAATAGTACAGTTACTGCTACAGGATTTGTTGGTCCGCTAACAGGTAACGTAACAGGTAACGTATCAGGATCTGCAGGATCTGCTACAGGAAACGCAGCTACAGCAACCGCATTAGCTAATGCTAGAACAATTGGTGGTGTATCATTTGATGGTACTGCTAATATAGACTTACCTGGTGTAAATAGTGCTGGTAACCAAAATACTTCTGGTTCTGCTGCTACATTAACAAACGCCAGAACAATTGGCGGAGTATCATTTAACGGTAGTGCTAATATAGACTTACCTGGCGTAAATAGCGCTGGTAATCAGAATACTTCAGGTTCAGCTGCTACATTAACAAACGCTAGAACAATTCATGGTGTATCATTTGATGGTAGTGCAAACATCGATCTTTCTGAAGTTATATCAGATACTGTTGGAGCAATGTTCAGTAGTAATACTGAATCGGGTATAACTGCAACATATCAAGATGCTGATAATACAATTGATTTAACAGTCGGTACGTTAAACCAAAATACAACAGGATCAGCTGCAACACTAACAACTGCAAGAACTATTAACGGAACATCATTTGATGGTTCAGCAAATATTACTTTAGGTGCTGGATCAGTTACACACGCTATGTTAGCCGGAGATTGTATCGACGGTGATAATATTGGTAACGATGTCATTAACTCAGAACATTATGCAGCTGGTAGTATCGATAATGAACACATAGCTGATGATGCAATTAACTCAGAACATTATGCGGATGGTTCTATTGATACTGCTCACATCGCTGACGGACAAATTACTGCCGCTAAGATGGCAGTGAACAGTATCAACTCTGATCAGTATGTTGATGGTAGTATCGATCATGTACACCTTTCTGCAGATTGTGTTGATAAAGACAATTTAGCGTCTCTTGCAACGCTGCTCATACTGGACTCTGCCGGTAATACGCTTAGAACCTTCCATTGTGCAGGTGCATAAATAGAGTAAAATAAGGATAAAAGATGGCAGTCCCAACTTCAAGACAATCTCATATAGACTGGTGCCTAAGAAGCTTAGGCGATCCTGTAATTGAAATTAATGTAGACGATGATCAACTCGAGGATCGCGTAGACGAATCACTTGAATATTTTAGAGAATATCATAGTGAAGCAACAATGCGTGGGTTTCTAAAACATCAGGTTACTGCAGAAGATATATCAAATGAGTTTATCACAATAGCAGATAATATCATTCAAGTATCAAGATTATTTCCAATAGAAGCTCATGGCGGCGGTACTACTAACTTCTTTGATATTAAGTATCAGATGATGCTAAACGATATGACAAGTATTCATGGAACAATGGGTAACTTAGCATATTATGAAATGATGCAACAGTACTTATCTCTTATCGATATGAGATTAAATGGTCAACCTCAGGTTACATTTGTTCGTAAGAAAAATAGACTTTATATTCATGGTGATTTTGCAGACGGAGATATCGTAGAAGGTAAATATTTAGTTGCTGAAGTTTATACTACAAATGCTACAGCAGATTCAGCTGGTGACATAAACGGTTATCAAAGTATATGGAATGATTTGTGGTTAAAAGAATATACAACTGCATTGTTTAAAAGACAATGGGGTCAGAATCTAATTAAGTTTGAAGGAATGACGCTCCCAGGTGGTGTGACGCTAAACGGTAGACAGATATATGATGATTCATTACAAGACATAGAAAGATTAAGGGAAAGAATAAGACTCGAGTTTGAAATGCCTGCAGACATGTTTGTAGGATAATCATATGGCACGTAGTCCCCATTTCAGCCAAGCAGTTAAATCAGAACAAAATCTTTACGAAGACATAGTCATAGAATCATTGAAGATCTATGGACAAGATGTCTATTATCTTCCACGAACTGTTGTAAATGAGAATACAATACTTGGAGAAGATGTAGCAAGTAGTTTTCATAACTCATATAAAATAGAAATGTATCTAGAAAATCAAGACGGATTTGATGGTGAAGGAGATCTCTTTACTAAGTTCGGTGTAGAGATACGAGATGAAGCCACATTTGTAGTTGCAAGAAAAAGTTGGAAGAAAAGAATATCTTCGGCAAATAATAATATCACAGTATTAAGACCAAAAGAAGGCGATCTTATTTATTTAGAATTAGCTAATAAATTATGGGAAATCATGCATGTTGAACATGAACAACCATTTTATCAGTTAAGTAATCTTCCTACATACAAGTTACGTTGTCAGTTATTCGAATACTCTGGAGAAGATATTGATACTAATATCGGAGCAATCGATAGTATTCAGAATGATTTTGGGTATCGTGCTTATCTTACAATGGATAGCGATGGTTCTGCTGGCGGATTTACTGTCGGTGAGAATGTTACTCAGACATTTGCGAATGGTACCATACTTACAGGTGAAGTCGCACATTGGAGTGATTCAGATAATATTATGCATTTGGTCAACTTCGGTGCAGACGATGGTGCATTCCACTTACCAGTTGTAGGTAGACAAGTCATAGGCGCATCTTCTGGTAATATAACAACTACGACTGCAGTGAGCGAAGAAATAGTAGAATCTAAGAATGAACAAAATACTACGTTTGAAACTACAAACAGTGTAATGAGTTTCTTAGATTTCAGTGAAACGAATCCATTTGGAGATATACAATAAATGTTGAATGAATATTTTTACCATGAACGTATACGAAAAAGTGTGGCTATGTTTGGTTCACTCTTTAATAACATATACATTCTACATAAGAACAGCTCAGGTGCTGTCATCAATACAAAGAAAGTGCCGTTATCATATGCGCCTAAATCAAAGTTTCTTGAACGTATTCGAGAGCATGCCGACTTAGACGATGATAGTAAAGTTGCACTTAAATTACCTCGAATGTCATTTGAGATATTAGCATATACATACGCACCTGAAAGACAATTACAAAAGACTGGAAACTTTAGTAGAGTCGGACTAACTGATAGCGATAGAATGAAGTTCTATGCACCAGTACCTTATACTCTTTCCTTTCAGTTAAATATATTTACAAAACTACAAGATGATGCTCTACAAATCGTAGAACAAATCATTCCATATTTCAATCCCCAATATTCATTAACCATTAAACCTTTCAGTGATTATCAGGATATACTAGAAGATGTACCTATTACATTATCTGGTATGAGTTACTCTGATGATTATGAAGGTGCACAAGATGCAAGACGAACTATTGTATATCAACTCGACTTTGAGATGGAAGCGAACTTCTATGCCGGAGTTATAAATACTCAGATAATACGTAAAGTAGATGTTGATAATTATATAATGGATATTCCAAATGGACTTACTGCGGATTCAGATAGACAAGTCTCAAGAATCACAGTGCTTCCAAATCCACTTGGAGTTACTGCAGACAGTGATTACGGATTCACGACCACTGTCACACAAATGGTAGATAGCGCATGACAAAAAAACCTGACAATATTACTAACGATTATAATTATTCCAGGCAGACATACTATGATCTCATAGAAAAAGGCAGAGAAAGCCTTGATCTGATGATAGAAGTTGCAAGAGAATCAGAACACCCAAGAGCATTTGAAGTATTATCTGGTATGATAAAGAATGTATCAGAAGTAAATGACAAACTTATGGATCTGAATAAAAAGAATAAAGATATATCTGCAGATGATATTAAGAAAATAGAAGCTACGACTAACAATCTATTTGTAGGATCTACGGCAGAACTACAAAGAATGTTACAAGATAATGATGAAATGAGCAATGTGGTAGATATAACACCACAATTAAATAAAGATGATAACAACTGATAAGACCACTTATCTAGGTAATCCCAACGTAAAACGGGATGGTGTAGATCAAGAGTGGACAAAAGACCTCATAAAAGAATACAAGAAATGCATGAAGGATCCGGCATATTTTGCTGGAACCTATTGTAAAGTTATATCTCTTGATAAAGGCCTTGTACCATTTTCTTTATATCCATATCAAGAAAAAATGTTTAAATCATTTGATGATCATAGATTTAATATCGTATTGGCTTGTCGTCAGTCTGGTAAATCTATATCATCTGTGGCATATCTACTATGGTATGCACTATTTCATACAGAAAAAACTATTGCAATTCTAGCGAATAAAGGTGCCACAGCTCGTGAGATGTTAGCACGAGTTACATTGATGCTAGAGAATCTCCCGTTCTTTTTACAACCTGGTACAAAGGCATTGAATAAAGGATCGATTGAGTTTAGCAATAACTCTCGGATATTGGCAGCTGCTACGTCTGGTAGTTCTATTCGTGGTCTATCTGTTTCGTTATTATATCTTGACGAGTTTGCATTCGTAGAAAAAGCATCAGAGTTCTACACATCTACGTATCCTGTTATTTCATCTGGTACGAATACAAAAGTGATTATTACATCGACTGCCAATGGTATTGGTAATATGTTTTACAATCTATGGCAAGGCGCAGAACAAGGAGTAAATCAATATAAACCATTTAGAGTTGATTGGTGGGACGTACCTGGTCGTGATGAGCATTGGAAACTACAAACAATAGCGAATACATCACCATTGCAATTTGATCAGGAGTTCGGTAATACATTCTTTGGTACAGGTGATACACTTATTAATGCAGAAACATTAATGAAACTTAGAGCTAAAGCTCCTAGTAAAATAGGAGAAAACGGTGACTTACTAGTTTATAAAGAACCAGAAAAGAAAAAAGATTATATTATGTGTTGTGATGTATCGAGGGGAAGAGGACAGGACTACTCAACTTTTACCTTAATCGACATTAGCACTAAACCCTTTGAACAGGTTGCTGTATATCGCTGTAATACTATCTCTCCAATACTCTTCCCTACGATTATTTATAAGTATGCAACTTTGTACAATAATGCGTATGTAGTAATAGAATCAAATGATGTAGGTCAAGTTGTATGTAATGGACTATATCATGACTTTGAGTATGAGAATATGCACGTATCCAGTGCTATCAAAGCAAATGCTCTTGGAACAGAAATGACTCGTAAAGTAAAAAGACTTGGATGTTCTGGAGTAAAAGACTTACTTGAAACAGAAAAACTAATAATAGTAGATGAAGAAACAATACTTGAGATATCAACATTCATAGCAAAAGGTCAATCATATGAAGCATCAGAGGGCAACCATGATGATATCATGATGAACCTTGTAATGTTTGGTTACTTTGCTACCACAGAAATGTTTAGAGATTTAACCGACATAGACATAAAACAAATGTTATATGATCAACGTATAGCAGAAATAGAAAATGATATTCCATCGTTTGGATTTATTGATGATGGCAGTGATGCCATTGCCGATATAGAACGTAAAGAAGACAATTCTCCTTGGCAAATCGAATATCAGCAAGAATTTTAATATTATAAATAACAGTAATTGAATATCCGTATTATGAAAAACATATCATTTAGGTTCAAAGAAGGACACAAACCATGGCAATAGGTACACCATCAGAGTCACCGGCGATCGTCGTCAAGGAGCTCGATAGAAGCGGTGTAGTACCCAACGTTCAGACCACTACAGGGGCTTTCGTAGGAAATTTTAACTGGGGTCCTGTTAAACAGGCTACGTTGGTTTCTAATGAAAGTGCACTGGCGGAAACGTTCGGATCTCCCGATTCTTCTAACACAATAGATTTTCACAGTGCCGCATACTTTTTACGGTACGCTAACACAATGCAAGTAGTAAGAGAAGTTACATCTGCTGCTTTCAACTCACACGACTCAGACGCTGGATCAGGCACTAATTCAGTGACTCCAGTCACCATACTAGTAAAAAATAGAGACAACTGGGACGATCAAATCGCTGCAGCAAATACGGCTGATCATACCGTTGTAGCAAAATGGCCTGGTAACTTAGGCAACTCACTCAAAGTTTCATTCTTACCGGCAGACTCCGGTGATGCAACAACAATATTTGACGCTTGGGCATACAAATCATCTTTCGATGCTGCTCCAACTACTTCATCACACGCAAGTGCTCGAACCGCTACAAGCGATGAAATGCACGTTGCCGTTGTTGATGAAGACGGTTTATTCACCGGAACAAAAGGCGAAGTACTAGAAACATTCCCATTTGTATCATTAGCTCTAGGCGCTCAGAATGCAGACGGATCTACTAACTACATCAAAGATGTTATTAACAATCAATCAGAATATATTTGGATGGCTGGTTTCGGCGATGCAACTAAATTCTCAGATAATGCAGGTACAACTGCTGATAGTGGCGATAGCTTCCTTCAGACAAACGGTTCTCCGGCAGCTGTTAATATATCTCTTGTAAACGGTGTCAACTCAGGTGCATTAACACCAACTGAATACGCTACAGGATTCGATAAATTTGAAGATCCAGACACAATTACTGTCGACTTCCTTATCGCTCCAGGCATGTCATCAAGATCAGATCAAACGACTGTTGTTAACGATCTTGTAACAATAGCACAAACAACACGTAAAGATTGTGTTGTAACAGCTTCACCTGCAAGAACAGACATCGTTGCATCTACAACTCCGGTAACAAGTGCTATCACAACAGCTGATACATTTACCAATTCATCTTACCTTATCGTAGATAATAACTACCTTAAAGTATATGACAAGTACACTGATCAATACATCCAAATTCCAGCATCTTCAAGTACTGCTGGTATTATGGCTGCATCAGACTTCAATACTGCACCTTGGTTCTCACCAGCTGGTCCACGTAGAGGTCAATATGTAGGTATTACATCATTGTCTTATTCACCAAACAAATCAGAAAGAGATTCGCTTTATAAAGCAGGTCTTAATCCTATATCAAATATACCTGGACAAGGTGTATTGTTATTTGGTGATAAAACTAAATTAGCAAGACCAAGTGCATTCGATCGTATTAACGTACGTAGATTGTTCCTTGCGATTGAAAGAGCTATTTCGATAGCTGCACGTAACGTTATGTTTGAATTCAATGACGAATTTACTCGAGCAGAATTCCAAAACGTAGTTGAGCCTTTCTTAAGAGAGATTCAAGGACGAAGAGGTATTACTGACTTCAGAGTAGTTTGTGACACTACAAACAATACTGCCGCAGTAATTGATCGAAATGAATTTAAAGCAGACATCTTCATCAAACCAGCACGTTCAATCAACTATGTAACTCTAAGTTTCGTAGCTGTAAGAACTGGCGTTGACTTTGAAGAAGTTGTAGGCACAGTTTAATTGACAGATAGGAGAATATAAACATGGCTATTCTTGGAGTAGACGACTTTAAAGCCAAGTTGAAAGGTGGCGGCGCCAGAGCCAATCTGTTCAAAGCGACTATCAACTTTCCAGCATACGCATTAGGTGATGTAGAAATAACATCATTCTTATGTGAGGCTGCTCAACTTCCTGGTTCTACATTTGGTGTCATCGAGATGCCATTTAGAGGTAGGTTCTTAAAAATGGCAGGTGACCGTACGTTTGACACATGGTCACCTACAATCATTAATGATACGGACTTCGGTGTTCGTAACTCAATGGAACGATGGATGAACGGTATCAATGCTCACAGAGCAAATACTGGTCTTGTTGCTCCTGTTGATTACGAAGCTGATCTATTTGTAGAGCAAATCGACCGTGACGGCAACAGTCTAAAGAAATACAACTTTAGAGGTTGCTTCCCAACATCACTATCACCTATTGATGTTTCATACGGTGCAAACGATGAAATCGAAAGATTCAGCGTTGACTTCCAGGTCCAGTACTGGGAAGCTGCAGACACAACCAATTAAGGTTCGTATATATAAGACTATAGCGAGGCATTCATTTGCCTCGTTAAACCCTATTATTGAAAGAAAAATATGGCGGAAAACAGCTTAAAATTATTCGGTTTCGAGCTTCGCAGAGCTAAAAAAGTTGAGGCGGAGAAAGAAAAGCTGAAATCGATTGTACCTCCGGTTGACGAGGATGGTGCTGGTTACGTAACTGCTGCCGGTGCACATTATGGTCAATACGTCGATATAGACGGAGACAAATCAAAAGACAACTACCAGATGATACAAAAGTATCGTGGTACTGCGTTGCATCCTGAAGTTGATGCTGCGATAGAAGATATTATGAATGAAGCAATCAGTGGATCTGAAGAAGGTTTTGCTGTACAGCTTGAAATGGAGCAGCTCAAAGCTTCAAACGGAATTAAGACTAAGATCCAAACAGAGTTTGATGACATCTTAAAGATGTTACACTTTACGGATCTTGGTCATGATATATTTAGACGATGGTATATTGACGGAAGAATAACATTTCACTTAGTTGCAAATGTAGATAATCCTGCTAAAGGTATTGAGGATATAAGACCTATCGATTCTGCAAAGGTTCGTAAGGTCAAAGAAGTTAAGACTTCAAAAGATCCTGTTACTGGTGCTAAGATTATCGAAAAATCAGAAGAATATTACATTTATCAAGAGAAACCGGGTCAGCAACAGTCTGGCGTTAAGTTAACTAAAGACTCTGTTCTTTATGTTACATCTGGATTACTTGATGAAACACAACGGAAGATTATATCATATCTTCATAAAGCAATAAAACCGCTCAACCAGCTACGTATGATGGAAGATTCATTAGTAATCTATCGTCTTGCACGTGCACCTGAGCGTAGAATATTCTATATTGATGTCGGTAACTTACCAAAAGGTAAATCCGAAGAATATATGAAAGGCATAATGGCGAAGTACCGTAACAAACTTGTATACGATGCTTCAACTGGTGCAATCAAAGATGACAGAAAACATATGTCAATGCTTGAAGATTTCTGGTTACCACGTCGTGAAGGCGGTAGGGGAACAGAAATTTCTACATTGCCAGGTGGTGATAACCTTGGACAGATAGACGATATCATCTATTTCCAAAAACGACTCTATAAGTCTCTTAACGTACCAATTGCCAGACTTGAGCAAGAATCACAATTTAGTCTTGGTAGATCTACTGAGATCTCAAGAGACGAGCTCAAGTTTCAGAAATTTATCGATAGGCTTCGTAAACGATTCTCTATACTCTTTGCAGAGATACTCAAACGTCAGCTGATACTTAAAAACATTATTACCGAACAAGATTGGGA